AGCTGACCAGTTCCAAGTAGACTTCCAACTATCCGATCTAAACCCCGGTACTGCCCTCCTCAGTGCTGATGATAACGCTCTAATTGCATCGGGAGCCCTTCTCTACGATGCAGCCACAAATAACCAGAGTGTCGGTTCGGACTTCTATCCTGATTCGTTTGGGAAGTTAAACGAGTCAAGGATGATTGTAAACGATTCGCTCTATCTCGTCGGTGGCCCTTCTGGGACGCTAACCTTTGCGGCCAACCACGAGGTTCAAATTTGCGCTCGAATAAAGTGCCGGATAGTCAAACTTTCAACAAAGGACTGGATGGCCATTGCGATCCAATCAACGGCGAGCGACAACTGAGGTGCTTAGGTGCCCAGATACTGTCCGAGATGTGGGGAATCCCTACACTCACACGAGTCCACTACCAAGGGTGAGCCTCGGAAGACAGCCCGTAGAGCATACGAACCAGCCAAGAAGAAGCGCAAAGCCTCAGCATACAACAAGAAGTACGCCAAGGCATACAAAGCACTGAAGAAGAAGCACCCAAGGACATCCTTCGCAGCCCTCGCTAAGAAGGCTCATGCAAAAGCAAAGAGGATGAAGTGAATGGCCGATCCCAAAGAACGACTTCTACGGAAGTTAATTCCACCTTGTACCATCATCGGTTCAGCATCGGAAGGATTCAAGTTATCCGATCAAGACTCTGGGTGGGAGATCATCGCCGCTGATGATACTGCTGGCGCTGCATACAACTACTGGGCAGTATGGAGGGGTTACTTCGATTTGTCGGGATTAGTTGAACAGGAGGAGACCTTATTCACGATCAACTCAGCATTTCAAGAAGGATGCGACTGGACTTTTATTACTACTAAGACAACGGCCAACTTGCAAGTGTTCGACATGATAACCCAAGAGTACCTCACCAACGAGACCTTTGACGGTGGCAATATCCTGACGGGAAGTTGGGTTGCACCGGGCATGATGGGAGGATTTGCGATCCCGGGCGGAACTCCTCGCACGGGCGCCCCGTACGAATTGGAGGATGTACATTATGGACGAGCCAGAACTTTTCAATATGGAGCCGTTACTTCCTTGGGTGCATCACCCTTTACCCCTATTCAGACTCGTATATCCTCATGGGGTGTAGGGAATGCCACAGCAGGTCAGAAGTTGTATGTTACTCGGGCCATTCAACTCACACCAGCAATGAATGAAACTGGAAATGATAACGTCATTGCACCTCCCTCTGCGGTAGTTGTCCCCTCAATAATTCTGAAAGAGCCTGACCTGCATTATATCGAACGCCTGCGCCGTTCCTACGTAGTGGCTCCGACGGTTGATTGAGATGGTGAGGAAGAAGGACGACGAGGAAGAGGATCTTCCCCTCTACCTTTGGCTTCGATCATACACAAAGAAACTAGTCCCACCTCGTCCCTTGTCGATGATACCGATGTCGACATCGAAGTCTAGCTTCTCTTGGGCACAAAATCAAGTATCAACTCCCTCATGGAAAAAAGGAACTAAAATATCCTCTAAGGGTTCTGGACTGTCGGTCGGCCAACAAGTTACATTCTTCCTTCAGCAAAACGCCCTTAGAGATGGGGCTTTCCCGGCCTACTTGTCCTATGGTAAAGCAGGGCTATTAGATCCAAAGGCACCCATTGAAGCATGGGGCTGGGGTGGCTTTGTTGGCCTTGGCGGATGGCAGCGGGCCGCTGCTGGAACTCTCATAGGTGGCATCATAGGATTTTCTATTGGGGGCGCCGCACTGACTGCAATCGATCCTCTACACAAGTGGGAAGGCGGATATGATGAGACAGCCGACTATCGGGACTACCAAAGGTCATATCTCGAAACCCGGGCGCCGTGGAAGGCTCAGTATATGCCGACGGCGTAATCAGTCCTCAATAGGTAGGTGTGAAGCCCAATGCTTATCCAAAGCATACTGGGAAGTCGTATAGTACGCACATAGAGAACAGGAGTAGATCATTCAATTCTCCCGTTGCATCGAAAACACCAGATACCTGTTTCAAAAGTAAATCCGGGCTGAGGTTCTTGACATTTGCAATTCATTCTTTCAACTCCTTCAACTCGGCTGTGAGTCTGTCTATCTCGTCCTGCCTCTGCTGCATGGTCTCCGTAAAGTGAAATTGACGCTCCATCACCTCTTGAACTGACAGATGTTCTTCATTGAGGTATACCTTAGCTCTCTTGAGAGCATAAGCCCGCAACATCTGGTCGATGATGCGGCTTCTATTCCCTTTCATGATGCATGTATATCCCTCATATCCGATCTCACTTAGGCTCACTGACACTGTAGGCATGAGCCGAGGAGCGGTATCGATGTTATTATTGTTGTCATTGGGACTTTCCGCACCGTTGCAGTCCTTCATTTACATTCAATTTCACGAGCAACGCTGTAGTGCGCACTGGCACCCTCGCCTGCATCGCAGGCAGGGGACTGCCCTTATGCGTTGCGTACAACGAAGCCACGTAAGGGGATAGTGAACTATTTACACCGACCACGCATCAGCGGAGTTATGGCACGCAGCAAGACGGGCAGTTTTTGGCTCACTGAAGCGATCAACATAGACACTAATGCAACCTTGGCCCAAGGCACGATTGATTTGGGAGCGTACGTCGATGTGGGAGACCAACAGGCGATTGCGATCGAGTCGGTGGACTTTGTAACTCAAGTCTATGATACAGCAACCAATGTTTACTTCAATTCATTCGTTGGCTCGGTGGGTGGAGCTGACCAGTTCCAAGTAGACTTCCAACTATCCGATCTAAACCCCGGTACTGCCCTCCTCAGTGCTGATGATAACGCTCTAATTGCATCGGGAGCCCTTCTCTACGATGCAGCCACAAATAACCAGAGTGTCGGTTCGGACTT